TCTAGCTTCCAAATCTGTCGAACCACTATGTATCCAGCGATTCATTAAATCTTCTCTTAGTACATCAAATGACTCGTTCAATAATGGGTCATCTATTAAATTTTGTGCTTTACGTTCTCGTTCTTCAGGTGTCATGTTGATCCTATAGCTACAGGACGTTTTTGTTCACGTTCCAATTTTAATTCTTCCATTTTAAGTTGTGCATCAACTGCATTTTTCTGTGCTTCCTGTTGAAGCTTCTGTTGTTTAATCTGTATATCCGCTGCCTTTATTTCCAGCTCTTGCTGTTTTAGTTGCATTTCCTGTTGCTGAATCTGCTGTTCTGGTGTCGGACCCGGTGGCTGCGGTGGTTGTGCAGTCGCTGGGTCTGTCAGGAAATCCTGAACATTCTGGAAACCCATGTTCTTTACCATAGCTGCACCAATGTTATACATATTCTGTGGAGTAGCAATAGGAAGACCACCCTTCATAGCTTCACCTGCAAACTGCATAATAGCAGATAAATGGGCTAACTGCTGATCCTTGTTACCATTACCAAGAGCTACACTTACAGTACAATCATACTTGTCATTCCATGAGTCAGGACGTACAGGAACCCAGGTATTCCTTAACATAACTACACGCTCTTTATCCTGATTCTTTAGTAGTAGTTCATATATCCTGTACATCAATTCCTTCACACCTGTCTCTGCGAAGTTTCTTGCAATCAACTCTACACGACTCTGTGCTGCCGACATTACAGCATTAACGGCAGTAGCAGTCGTATGAGATGTTAGTGCATTATCATTCAGACCCTGAGACATCTTTGATACACCCGCTCTGGATTCTCTTATAGTATCAAGATACTCAAGCATCTGGAAGGAATAAGGTTCCAAAGGTGGTGTTACAAGAGGTGTGACGGCATTAGGTGATTTAACCCTGACTACACCGCCCGGACGTTGGGTGAGCAAATCATCCAAGTTTGCTTGGCCCTCAAGAACTGCATAACGCCCAAAGTTCTGGTTGTACATATTGTCCATCAGATTACGCATCAGAGTAGACTTCATTAGCTGTAAGTCCATCACTAAATCTGCAACCGATAATCCAAAGAACTTGTGTGGTATCTTTATAGGAGTAATCGAAACAAACGGTATCGAATCTATCTCATCATTCTGAAGAATCTTATCACCTACGCTACAGACTTTCCTGAGTTCTGTGATACCATCATTATTGTAATCTGTTCTAAGAAATGATTCATGCAACCAATAAGTTCTTAAACCTTCTTCATTCTCAAAACCAGAATCACCCCATCCTTCCCAGTACTTAGCAGACTTATCAAACATATACCTTTCAAGTCTCTCTGTATCATAACTGGCTAAATCATCATCACCACCACCTAAATCTTCCGATTCAAGTTTTTGATCGGGGTACATTTCTCTTAGCTCAGAGAGAGTTTTCATAACACGATGACATACAAATCTGGCATCCTGTATACTTTTGGATTCCCTGGAAATCAGAAATTCTGATGGGGGTACATTCTCTATCTTTATCTTGCCGGTATAACTGTTACGCTTAATTACGATATCATGTACCTCTGGTACTTCTGCTCCGGGCATCATCTCAACAGTAGTGGTATCCTGCATGGCATTATACTGCGGGTCAGGATAAGATGTATGCTCGATAACTTCTACACTTGGAGACATGATTAGAGTTTCAAACTGAAGTTCGTCAAGACCGTTGTACTCCTCACGATTCCAATCCTCGTACTCATCCCACCATATCTTTACAATACCATTCTTGGATAACAGGGCATCAGTAAACCAAGAGTACAAAATCTCCCAACCATCATTATCCTTGGTAAATACATAGTTTACATAGTCAGTAGCTTGCTTCGCCATTTCTACATCTTCAGGACCATGAGGATTAAATTTTACCATTTCATCCCCGGAGGCAAATACTCGCATCAAGGAGGGCTTAATCCATTCAATGGTATCCTGCACAGTAGAGTCAACATACTGACTCCTGCCTTCTACTTCGTTACCGAAAGGCAAACTATAATAATACTTCATAGCTTGCTCCCTCTGTTTGGAGATAGTATCTCCCATATAACCCAAAGAGGTAGTGATCTCACCCCTTATTCTGGTTATTAGTTGTTCGTCTGTTAGTTTAGATGATGCCATAATTCTCGTATTCTAAATCCTTTGTCCAAGCCGGGTCTTCACCGGATATTGCGAAACGCTGTGATTGGAATGCATACCTTGTGGCTGACATTAGATCATCTCGTAAAGGTACGACTTTACCGTCTTTCCTGTGATACATCCTGAATTCTTCAAACCAATCCGATAAGGTACTGAAAACTTTAAACTTATCATTCTCCATAGCCTGAATTACTGCCATCAGACCTTCCTCTATACTGTTACCACCCTTGTTCTCCCCTAATGCTGGTGGGTTCGTAAAATGATCCAACATCATATTGCAACCTAGATTACGATACTGGTCAGCCAAGCCGGGATTACCCATAGAATCTCGTCTATTGCCATCATGGGGATAAGCAATGGGGATAAAATGGGGTCGAGAACGTATAATTTCTGAATGAGAAGATGGTGACGCTTTCGACATTCTGTAACAATCATAGACATAAAACACATCCTCATCACGATCAATAGCACCCCAAACTACTGCTGTCGGATGATCCCATCCAAAGTCTATTGCTGCTATTCTAGGCCAATGATCCTCTATAACAATAGGATCAGTTATTACTTGCTCTTCCATAATTGGGAATATAAGACCAGACCCTATGGATGGTCTGCCATACCGCCTCATTTCCCGCTCATGCGGTGAATACGAGGATAGTATCTGTGCCATAACTGCTTCGCTCAAATGGCCCTGTGCACCATTCATGGACTGTATTAGCTCAGATGCGTCATCCCATGTCGCATTTATTAAAGCCTGTCCGGGTTTAATATTGTTCATAAACGATGCAACTGTTTCAGTCATTCCCGCCTCTGGCGTAAAGGTCATGTAGACCATGCCTCTACGGTCCAGAGTACGAGTCACCGCCTGTGAGTAGATGTCCCTGCTTGGCTCTTCATCCAACCAGATACAATCTACACTACGTCCTTGCCACTTCTCAACGCCCATCTCATAGGCTTTAAAGAATAAAGATGAGTTCCCGCCGGAAACGTGCTTAATTAAAGCAACGCTCTTTGCGTTAGGAACACCCGGTTTGCGTTCTGTTTTTACTATATAGTTTTTCGGTACAGTACCGGAACCAAACGCTTCCGGGTCATCGGGGGAACCCAATAATTCAAATTGTACAATATCTCTTGTTGTTTCGTTGGACACGCCACCAGCCCATGCAACAATAGGCTGACGGAATACCCTTCCCTCCCACCAGTCGGGGTACATACCTGTCAGATGATAGGATAGCTCCATACTACCACAATAAGACTTACCTATACGGTTAGCAGCCATGAGAAGCCTTTGATTGGCTTCTGAGCCACTTTTGTGGAACTTGAGCTGGTAGGGGTACGGGTCATATAATTGGACCCTTGTGTATCGTTCCCGCTGCCGAGTCTCTCGTTCTAGTGTTAATTCTCTTTGTAGTTTAGTGTGCTTTTCTACGGAGCGCATCAAGTTCTCGCTGTATCTCGTCGTCACTCATTCGTTCGACTGAGGTTGTTTCGACCTTTTCAATGGGTTTAAGTCCACCCCTGTCAAGCAGGTCTTTTATAGCACCAAGTCTGACAGACTCGGATTCTGCGTTCTCTGCCAGATCAGTTAAATGATGTAAAGCTGCTGGTAGGCAATCAGAGATGTGCTTCAGGACTTCTTCCTGTATTGGTCCTCTAAGGAGTTTCTTGAGTTCATGTCCTTTCTGTTCTGCGGTCTTTTCTGAGTACCCCGCAAAAATAGCAGCTCTGGTCGCATTGCCTGTCCTGCTGTAGAATTCTATGAACCTTGTCTGTTTGTCTGTCATCATTTTCTCATTTTCCTAAGAGTGTTGGCTAGGGATGCCTGTCTCTTGGTTCTAGTGCTTGCAGTTGAACCCTTCCTTAGAACCTTTCTGGCATAGGCGGAGGTAGTCATGCCAGCAGCTTTAGACTTCTTAGTGAAAGCACCGGGTCTTTTAATAGCCTTTTGAATCCACTTGGATTTAGCTCTAGCCATTAATTACCTCCCCTATCCTCAATATAACCCCGATACTTGGAGACATGAGTACGCTCATGCTGGCCTAGATAAGTACAGGCAAATTGATCCAGAAGGGTACCCTAATTTAAACAATAGAAT